CGATAATGTTTTATAATAAAAAGACTTTACTGATATCATTAATCAACCCCGATCTGTATTGCTTGCGTACCGAGAGTTCTAAAAAACATCCGTTCAATCGCGTCTCGAGCTTTATCAAGTGACGGCAAGAGCCATGGGCGCGGTGCCATTTTCGTAGTCCCATCCTCAAGCCACATCGGATATGGAGGGTTCGTTATCACGCATCCAACACGGCCAATCGTTACGCCAAAATGCATAGAGACATCGTGAGTAATACCTCCCTGCATTCCGGATGATCCAAATTGCGGAGCTGGTGCAGATCCTGGCACTGAACGCGCAACGTCATAATTTTTAACATGATTGCCTGTAGCTGGATTATCATACTCCCATGCAGTTTCCGCGTCGTGCATTGCAAGTTTTGCATTACGCTCAACCATCAAACATGCATTAGTAACTGCTATGTTTTTATTATCACGGACTAATATCGCACGGTCACGGAACTTTTTTTGAACTTCATTTATTTGTCGCTTAAAATCCGCTTTCGCTTCCGCGCTAGTCATGCCATACTCCCGAATCGTCCCATGTAAAATTATCGTCCCATGTGTGAGTCGATCCTGTAGAAGACAATACCCATTCGGCTTCGCCTTGCACGGGAATTACAATCGCTTCCCCGTGATTCGGCCATCGGTTCGCTCCCTTTACTTCATAATAACATCCCAGCTCTCCGGGAAAATTACTCTGGACAAAAACCCTGTTAGCAAGTTGCATATATGTAGAGCGAGTAAAAAATATTTTCTTCGCGTCTGATATTCTGTTTGATAATCCCCATGATTCTATTTCTGCTTTCGATAATGTGTGCGGTTGCACGTCGCAAAAAAACGACTCAACGGGATCTGATGGTGGAGATAATTTATATCCCCATGTTTTCGTAATTGTACCTTCGCTGTTTTTCCCGTTCACTTGCACGTATATTTTCACGCTTGCATTTTTGTAAACCATTACGCAATACCTACACGTACCCACGGTCCGAGAAGTTCGCGAACTCGAGTTGACAGCCCTACGTTATCGCCAAAGGTATCGGAGATACCGCCTTCGCTATGACTCTTTATCCCTTCAGCTGAAAGCATGTTTACGCGATACGATTCAATCACGGCATATGTCGCTGCGGTTGAAATACCAATCGGTAAGCTTGCGGGATTGTCTTCAACATATCCAACATCTCCTGGAAGATACCAGCCGCCAATCCATGTAATAACGATATCGCGAAAACCAGCTACAGGATCGTTTGTAAGACTTCTTGTGTAAAAGTTTCCGCACCATCCCGCTCCGCGATAAACAAAACCGATGTTCGCGTATTCAGGCGAGATGTCATAATCAGTAACGGCGACCCCTGCAAGGGTGATCGACGTTATTGATTGTATTGGTTGAGCGTTAAGAATAAGTATCTGGTTATTATTAATTGCGTACTTTTCGCCTGTGTATGTCGCACGCGCTACGGGATACCCTAAGTGTTTGACGATTGCACTACTTGCTTGTTTTATAAGCAAGTTTAACTTTGCGTCCTGGTTGGTATCGAGTATATCGAGCATCGACTTTACATCGGCTAAAGTACACAATGTCATAAATTACAGTACCGTCTGCGCGATCTTCGGCTCAACGTCGTAGTCGCCAAGGATAACCTCAGCGGCCAATATGTTTTTCGGAGTGGTTCCACCGGTATAATCGATATCAACGGAAACACGAATATACTTTTTCGCGCCCGAAAGATCGATCATATATTCTTTGCAGTTCGCAGTCAAAACACTGAGCGAAGCTTCAAGAGTTTTGAACGCGGTAAAAGAACCGGCGGTAATTACTGCGCACGTCTCAACCGTAATAAGGGCAACTGCAGCGGAAGGGGTCCCTGTTGCGGCGGCATTCTCGAAAACAACAAGAGCGGATGCGGCTCCGGTACGGTTAATACCGATACCATTAATAAGCGTTCCGTCGTTCTGGTTAGGGGGAATTGCCCCAAGGGAGTTCGTCTGGTCTTTACCAGTAAAAACCTGCTGTCTAAACTTACTTCTAGTCATGATAGTCTCCTATCTTAATTTGTTAAAAAAGCGCGGGACTATAAAAGCCCCGCGTTACAGTTTGTTTTTCTTAGGTCTTCGAGTACTGGCCGTATACAACGGCTTTCGGCTGACGGACACCGAAGTCGTGTTCAGCGATTACGCGAATGAGCGTGAGATCCTGATTGAATGCGGAGATTGTAGAACCACCGGATTCATAGGTTCCTTCGCGGCTCATCTCAAGGGAGAGGTCGTACGAGACTCCCCAAAGGACCATCGATGCGTCGATTGCCCAGAAATCAGAATAGGCGTTCGATCCATCTTTCTCGACAGATGCTGCCGTTACAAACGGATATCCGTTTAATGTTTTGTTGCGGAGCATTTCGTCTGCCCATGCCCACGGACCGGAAGAGAAAGCTTTCTGGAGAATCCAACTCTTACCGAGCGGGGAGAAAATCCAGTTGACATTCTGCATGGGAACGTTTGCCTGTTCTAGCAACGCAATCATGTCAATCGGGGTCCCGAGTCCGAACGCTGTTCCGGTTGTTCCGGAAGTCTGAATGTCGGTAATGTTTTTAAGTCCGCGAGGGGTGAACTCTGTTCCGGCTCCGTAAAGGAAAGCCTTGTCAAGTTCGATCCGGCTCACAGTCTGCAAGTCCTGGCTAACCCATGCGTCAAGGCCAACGACGTTCTGGCGAAGCAGGGTATTGGAAATCGCGGTCATAGCCTTGAGCTTTTTAGCCCGAAGATTGACGGCTCCGAATACCGGCTGAGTCGTTGCGACGGCGGCGGTCTCTCCAACCCATCCGACAGTACTTGTGGTATCCATGCGGGGAATCGAGAAGTTACCGTTTGGCATCGGAACGCGGGTAACACCGAGCTTATCAAGGATCGTATTTGCATACAGAAACTTGATATAATCGGGAAGAAGGATCTGCGGGATATTGAAACCGCCAGCGGAAGGAACTCCGGCGGTAAGTTCTTTCTGCAACATTCCCTGTACGGCCTTTGCTTCAGGAAGAAACTTTTTCGCGGCGTCAAGGATTGCATCCTTCCCAACCATCGCAATATTTTTCGCTCCTGTAAGTTCCATTGCCTTAAGCCCGGCGACAATGTACTGACCTACCATTCCCTTTGCATCGGGTTCAGAAACACCTTTCGACGCTGACGCGGCGGCGGCAATTTCGAACTGGTCCATCATCTCGCTGCGAAGGTGTTTCTTTTTGTCTTCTTCAAGCTCACGGCTCTTGAGTGCTTTACCGACTTCATCGGTAATCTGTTCGGGGGTCAGAGCTTTCTCCTGAAATTCTGCGGTCAACTTCGCGCGTTCCACTTCCATGTTTTTCTGGAAGTTAGCGGTGATCGTCGCTTCGAGTTCCTCACGATTCATCATATAATATTCCTTGTATGTTTTCTTTTGCGCGTGCCGTTTCTTCCGTCGCGCTTTGTTATAACTCGCTTGCCATCGGCAAGAAGTCCCGGCAAATAATTAACAGTAATATAGTGCATATTACTGAAATGTCAAGCTAATCTACGATATCAAGTACATTATCTTCTTCGTCCGGTTTCATCTCGTCATCCGTTCCGCTCTCGAGCTTTTTCATGAGTGCATTCATTTCTTCATGACAGCCTTTTAACGCGTCCATGTGTTCGCTCATTTTAGCGTGACACGCTTTCACGTCGGCGAGCATCTTGAGAGTTGCAGCTGAAAGACGGGCGCCGGATTTATTTTCAGCTTCATATTTTTTCTGAGCGTCTTCGAATAATTCGCCCATACGCCCGGTAGGGTCAAAAGACTTGACGGCTTCGGCAAGTGCGTCCTGGTTGCAAGGAAGCGGAACGGCTGAGAACTCGAAAAGTTCCCATTTCGTGATAATACTTCCGCGTCCGTTCTGATTCGATTCTCTTTCGATAATACGAAAGCCAACCGACACGGCGGAAAGCATCCCCATTTTATACATGTTATAAGTCATGTCAACTTGCTTTGCTTTCTCTGCCGCGTTCTCAGGCTTGCCGCCCGTCAATTCTTCAAGCGTCGGAAAATACACGTCCGAATAAACTTTTTTGGTAAGGTTATCAACCCACCATTTTTTCGGAGTTCCAAGCGGAAAATCCCATGAGTTATGGAATCCCAAAAATTGCGGATTCTTTGCAAAGTTCGTGAAGTCGCAACCCGCGGCGCGCAAGATATCCCCGTCGCGGTCTTCACTCTCGTTCGAGATACAAAACCGTATCATGCGATTCCCGAGGTCTTCACTTCCCGCTGATATTTGTTTATGCATTATGTCCATCATGTTCCCCTTTATGCGTTCGGCCCCATAAGACCATGCGCGCGCAATGCCGCAATTATTGCAGTTATTTTCTCGCTGTCTGTTTTCGCGTCAAGTCCAATCGCTGGTACTTGCGGACCGACAACAGTAAAAAGGTCGGTAAACATTGAATTAAGCGCAGTTCGAAAAGTTGCGCCTGTCGATCCGTTGGTTAAAACTATTTTTGGCATTATATCCTCCTGGTTAAATTACTCAAAATACCCATTGACCATGACTTGACCGCGTATTTCTTGTGAAGCGGTTGCAGTTCCTAAGATCACTTTTGCAAGTATTGAAAAATATTCTCCACCATGTACAACTAAAGGAACGTCATAATTTCTATCAATTGTGTTTGCCTGTTGTCCAACCAACGCACCGACAACCCATGATGTTATGCCAAGAGGAATAACGCGCCGGACTTTTACACCTACTAAATCCTCTGTGCCTGCCAATGTATCAGCGGTTGAACCAACGCCAACAGCCCACTGAATAGTTGTCGGAGTAGTGCCAACCGCCGCACCCTGATTGAATGCGTCAAGCGTTACACCGCGAACTATCAATGTACTACCAATCGGTACAAGGTACTTCATGATATGGAAGTCAGTATCAGCACCGGCAGGAGCACCAAAACGAAATTGTCCTCCAAGTCCTGTAAATGAGGCCGCACCATTTGTTAGTGATGCCGCCGCTATTGCAGTAATCGCTCCGCTATTAACCCAGTTTACGGTTTGTCCCGCCGCCGCTCCGGATGGAACTTGATAAGAACCAGCACCCATACCCCCCTTACACGTAGGCCAGAGGCGATTTAGGTCTGCGCCTCCGTTGCTTACCTGAATTGCTGATATTTGAAGTTTGATAACACTTGCAGGAATTACTGCACCGTTATATGTTCTTGCCGCGTACTGACATTGCACCAATCCAAGTGGTGCGAATAAGGCAGCGGGAACTGCGATACTTCCTTTTAGTGATCCATTAATCCAGAAATGTACAATGTCCTGACATATTTCTATTACGGTATCATATACAGAACCAAAAGATGGAAGGGGAAAATCGACGTATTGTTCGGAAGAGTTATTGCAAATTACTCCGCGCATGACTCCGTTTACAATACGGAAAAATACACCGTCCGTTATTGCCGCTATTGCCGATGTTGCATTGAAGTATCCCCATTCTGCTATCCAGTTTGCTACTGGTTGCGCTGTCCATGAAAGGGCTGTCTCAATATATAATGCGTTTGCTTTATACCACTGAAAAGTTCGGCACGTTCGCAACATTGAACCCGAGTTAATGGTGTTTAAGCCGGAGCTGTTTAATTCGTATCGATTAGAACCAAGAACTACAGTTTGAGAGGCTGAAAGGCGGGTAGTCCAGATTGAAGAATTAAGCGCCGTTCCTGTAGGATAGTCTGAAAACAAAATAGAATCACATTCTGTTCTTATTCGATAATCATCGCTAACCTCAATCTCTCTCATGAGTCGGTCGCCATTCGGATAAACGCCTTTTTCGGAAACCATCGCGGCGAATCCTGATTTCTCAGAATCCTGAGTTGTTTTTACAAATGCCGCATGATCCGTATCAATCTCAAGACCGTTCGCATCTCCTACACTGTTATCTGTTAAGCCAAGTCCTGCCATATCATTCTCCTTGTGTCGTAATTCTTACTGGGTACGTACCGAACGCTCCATTGGGCGCGATACCAATTATGTCAAAACCGACCCCGACTGTGCGGGATCGTTCGTTAACTCTCATATTCAAAACCGCCACCTCATCAAGATGGTCGGTATAAAATGAACTGATTACCTTGCTCACGGTCATTGTAGGATCTGCAACGGTAGCATATGCAACCATGTTTCCTTTCACGAAGTCTAAAGTCGTATTAAATGTTGCCAATTGTATAACCCCCGGGATTCCTTGAACACCCTGTACGCCTTGCACTCCCTGAATGCCTTGTATCCCTTGTGTCCCGGTATCTCCTTTGTCTCCCTTTATTCCTTGAATACCAGTATCGCCCTTTATTCCCTGAATACCCTGGATACCCGTCAACCCCGTATCGCCCTTTATTCCCTGTACACCTTGAATGCCTTGCGCTCCGGTGTCGCCTTTCGCGCCCGTTAGTCCCGTCTCCCCTTGTGCGCCGGTATCGCCTTTCAAACCAGTCGCGCCCTGAATGCCCTGGAAACCTTGAGAACCCGTGTCCCCTTTAGGTCCTTGTATTCCTTGCGGCCCGCTCTCGCCTTGAGAACCAATAGCCCCCTGTGCCCCAGTGGCTCCGGTTAATCCCGTGTCACCTTTAATGCCTTGCACCCCTTGCGGACCAGTTGCACCCGTTGGACCTTGCGCTCCAGTAGGGCCCGGAACTGTCGACACCAATCTATCTAAAAAATCCTGTTCGCTCCCGATATTTCCTTCCGCAAGCCATACTTCATACGCCGATAGTCCGTTACCTCCAGTAGTTGTCGCCTCTACTTGTATTATGTCCGATGACTGTACCGTTACGTCGTAAACGTTTTCAGCAATTGCGGTAACTTGTATTATATCGGGCGCAATTATATCTATTGTCATATCGAATACGCCATCCAGTTCCCTGCAAGTATCGGGCGCGGAATGCTATTCGATGTTTGCACACAAGCCCATCTTGCAGCATGTCCAATCGTCAATAATGCAGAATTAGAAGCGGACAGATAATGAGTTAAAATAGTTTTTGATAATCCACTATCGTATGATTTAGTTACCGCCAAAGGGATTGTGGTCCCGTTAGAATCAATGATAAAAGATTCGAATGTATTGGCTGTTATATCGCCTTCATGCCGTGACTGAAAAGTATATGCATAACCTTTTGTCATATAGGAGATATCAAGTTTCCCAGGCTCTTGTGATATTTCAGCCATTTAATTTATTCCTATCCCTGCAAGTTTTGAACGCTCAATTATAAGCCCCGCGTTTACTCCGCTGGCGGCTGAAGTCGTGGATATCTGAACGCGAATATCAGTTAACGGCCCTACAAATATTTGATAATCCGAAAGATCCACAGTTGCAGGGACTCCAGCTGCAATGTTCACATACCATTCGCGGGTATACGGAGTTCCGTTCAGAAAATCCTGCACTTGAATAAATGCCATCCCTCCGTAAAGACTTGATGATACATCCATCTTTTTTACTTGCCATTGATATTCGCCCGTTGAATCTGCGGGCGTTGTATAAAAAGCAGTGCCGCCCTGATTAGCAATGGCAAGCATTTTCAAAAGTGCCGATGCAATGGTGAATGTTCCTGGAACTCCTGCGCTATATGTCCCGCCGGTTCCGGTTTTTATAACGTAAATATCGCCAACGTTATATCCGGTAGTACCTTTCGTTGTTACCTGAGCAAAGAAAACACGATACCATGTTTTGCTAGAAGTTACAACGGTACGACCTGCAAGCGAAATAGTTTCTGTTTGAAATACCCCGCCCGCACCGAGTCCTAATAGCTTTACGGTTTGCGCTCCAACTCCAAGAGCCGTATCTTCAACGGCTGATGACGATATGTCTATCGTTGATGAAGTGTTTAAAAGACCCGACTGGTTAAGTAAAATATTGCAACCTCCTACGTCGGTTACGGTTGTGAGCGTCGAAGATGATCGACCTTTAATGCTTATTTTCGGGCCATTGTATCTTACTGATATGTCCATATTATTCTCCTATTCCTTCGGGTATAAAACTGCACCTACAATTACACACGTTGCCCGCCGATCCGTCGCTATCGCCCGGAAAGTCCAGCTCTTCATCGCCATCCGTGCCGTGTATTATAAACTTTTCATCAATGCCAACTGTTTGCCCATCTGCTCCGTCATGATCGA